TTCTTAAGTTAATTAAAAAACAGACTTTTTTAGACTAAATTTTAAAACAAAATATTAAATATAAACGAAAGGAGAATAAAAATGGAAATAATGAAGTCTAAAGAAGTCTGTGAATTTCTTAAAATTAGCCAAAGAACTTTATTTAGATTAGAAGAAAGAGGTCAATTAATCCCCTATAGGAAAAATGGTAGAAAATATTATTTTAAAAAAGATGTTTTAAAATATTTAAATATTGAAAAAGAAAGAAATAGAAAAACTATAGCATATTATAGAGTATCATCAAATTCTCAAAAGAAAGAATTAGAAAATCAACTAGAATATATACAAACTTATGCAATAAACTCTGGAAAAATAATAGATGAGTATATAAAAGATATTGGTTCTGGAATAAATTATAGACGTAAAGGTTTTTTAAAAATGTTAGAAATGGTATTAAATAATGAAATTGAAGAAATTATTATAACATATAAAGATAGATTAGTTAGATTTGGATTTGAATTATTGGAATTTTTATTTGAAAAATATAATGTAAAATTAACTATAATAAATTTAGAAAAAACCTCTCCAGAAGATGAATTAATAACTGATTTAATGACAATTATTCATGTATTTTCTGCGAGATTATATGGTTTAAGAAATTATAAAAATAAAATTAAGGATGCAATAAAAAATGGCAATTAGAAATATAAGAATTTTGATAAAAGATAAAAATAAAAAACAATTTATACACTCTCTAGTTAAGACTAAACAACATTTAAAAAATATAATTTTATTAATATATAATAAATTAGAAAAAGAAGATAAAAAATTAATTTTAAATTTTGCTATAGTAAGACAATTATTAGCTAACGATGTAAAATATAAACCTGAAACTAAAAGATTAATCGAAATATTAAATAGTAATAATGAATTAAGACAATTATATAAACAATTATTAGAATTTAAAATTTATTCAAATAAAATTATAGTCGATATAGTAAAAGAATTAAATAGTAATATTCAAGTAACACATAAAAATTATAATAATAGTAATATAAATTATTTTAATTTTAAACCTAAAAAATTAAAAAACATTTATAAAGGATCTATAGATATAAATTCAAATCTAGTAAAATATAAAAATGGGTTAATATATGCTAATATATTTAGTAAATTAAGTGATAAAGGTAAAATGTTTTTTAGTTACTATGTAAATCCAGATTTATTAAAAAATAAAAATATAAAAAATATAACATTAGGTTTTATACATGACGAATATTATATGATAATAACATATGAAAAAGAAATAAAATTAAATAATAATATAAATAATAAATACGCTTCAATTGAAAAAGAAATAAAATTAAATAATAATATAAATAATAAATACGCTTCAATAGATTTAGGCTTTAATACATTAATAACCTTATTTGTTCAAGATGTAAATTCACTTTTAATAGATTTTTCATCTATAAAAAGAATTAATAGAAAATTAATGAATCTAATTCCTAAATTAGATAAAAAGAAAAATAAACATTTAAAAAACTATTTATATAATCAAAGGAATAGAATTCATAAAAATGAAATTCATAAAATAGTAAATTATATAATAAAATATTTAAAGAAAAATAATGTCGGGACTTTAGTTATAGGAAGAAATAAAAAAATGAAATCCAATATTAATATTGGTAAAAATAATAATAAAATAGCATATTTATTACCTTATGAATTAATTTATCATATTTTAGAATATAGGTTAAATGAAGAAGGCATAACTTATATTGAACAAGAAGAAAGTTATACTAGTAAATTATCATGTATAAATGACGAAGTATGGAAATTTGATATTAAACATAAACCGAATCAACCAAGTGGGGTTAGAGGTTTCATGCAAAATGGTAAATTAAATGTATCATTATTTAAAGATAAAAAAGAAAATTTAATATTTCATGCAGATATTAATGGAGCAATTAATATATTACAAAAATATTTAAAACAAAAAATATCCATACAAACATATCAATTATGTAATCCTAAGAAAATAAAAAATGAATTTGATTTTCTAAAGGTTGCCTCTTAAATTTATTAATGCATCCTTTAGCAAGGTTATTTTTAACCAAATCATTCGGACTTATATAAAATAAGTCTGCAGAAGTCTTAGAAATAAGGAGCTGTTTCATAGCTATTTTCCTTAAATTTATGGTTTATAAAATTGTTAATTTAAAAATTTCTTAATTAAAAAAATTCATAAAACATTTACATAATTATAAATAAGGAGCTGCTTTATGAATATACTAAATTTTAATACTGAAATGTCACTTTTTTCTGCTTTAATAGAATTATCTAAAACATTTGTTTTCAAAAATAATGATTTACTAGAATCATATGAAACTTTACGTTCGGCTACAGAATCTCAAAAAGCTATTAAATGTTTAAATAATGAATATAAACCTTTTGAAGAAGAAAAATTATTATATTTTCAAAGTCAAATAGAAAATGGAATTATTTTTAATGAATATAAAAATTTAAAAATTTTTTCAGGTGAAGATTTTAACTCTGAAACAGATATACTTTTTGATAGTGAATTAATAGATGTTACAAAAATTTATGTAAAAGATAACAGAGATTATTATTTACTTTTAAATGATTTTTTAAATAAAAAAAATAATACTATAAATAAAGAATATCCAATAGAAATTCAAAAAGAACAAATAAAAAGATTATTATGGGAAAATTTTGAAATAATTTTTGTATACACTAATCTAGTAGCAAAAAGTTATTCAAAAAATATAATTTTAATTGATAATGAAAAAAGAAAAGCTTATCCAATTGAATTTTTAATTAATAAAAAAATAGTAAATTTTTATAAAGAAGAAAATTATTATTTAATAGATACTGTACAAACTTTTATTAATAAATATAATATAATGATATCAACAGAAGAATTAACAGAACTTTATTTAAGATGTAGAGAAAAAAAAGAATTTTCTGTAATGCTTTATTATAATAAAGATAAATATAGTGATAATGTTATACTCCCTGAAAAAATTTTAAATAATTTTTTAAAAGAAGTTGAAAGTACTAAAGAATATTTTATGAGAAATATTTATAATAGATTTTTTGGTTATACTTATGAAAGATATTTTGATTTTGTTACATTTATGATAGTTTTATTTTCTATAAAAAGATTTTTAGGAAAAGATTTTATTAAATTTGAAAAATATAATAGAAAACAAATTAAAAATTTATTAGCTTCATATGGAATATTTAACTTAGATGAAATTCCAGATGATTATACTTTAAAATTAATTGAAAATATAGATAAATTTTTTAGAAAAAAAGGAACTAATGAAGTTTTTCAAGATATATTAAATATTTTTGATATTGATAGATTAGAAATAAAAAAATATATATTAGTTAAAAGAAATAAATCAGATTATTATAAAGATCCTGAAACAAAAATGATAATAAATGAAAAATATAAAATTTATTCTCCTGAAGAATTAGAAGAAAAAAATCAAGAAGAATTAGAAGAAATTTTACTTTCTTTTAAAAAATTTAATAAAAACATTTATTTGTCTGAATATATTAAAATAGTAAAAAAAATAATTGAAGAAAGAATTATAAAATTATTAGAAGAAAAAACATTTGAAGAATTAAAAAATATTTATGAAAATATTTATGAAAATAATCTTCTTAGTGAAGACGTAATTAAAAATGATTTATCTAAATTTTATAATGATGAATTTAATTTATTTTTAAATAATTTTCTTGAAGGATTAAATGAACAAACAGCATTAGCTTTTTTATTAAATGCTAATAAAGAATTTAATTTTACTGAATTTTTAAAAGATTATTTTGTTGAAATGCGTCTTCAAATGATTTCAAATAATTTAAATAATTCTTCTTTTAATATTTTTCAAGATCAAGAATATTTACAAAGTCAATCAAAAATAGATTTAACAAGTTCTATAGAAAGAATTTCCAATGAATTAGTAGAAAAATATTTAATGATTTATAAAGATTTTCAAAGAACTGAAATTAAACCATTAAAAGATGCTATTGATAAAAGTTTAGAACCTATTTTTACTGATGAACTTTTTCCTTATCCATATGAAGAAATAAAAAATTATTTATATAATAAATTAATAGAAGCTTATAAAGAAAAAATAGAAGAAACTCAAGAAATAAATGAAGTTATAGTATTATATTCAAAATATGAATTTGAAGATTTTATTAAAGTAGATGAACAAACTGCTGAAATAAAAGCTGCTAATAAATATGGTGAAAGAAGTACTAATTTGGAGATTAATTATAAAATAGAAGATGAAAAATTTACAATTATAAAAAATAATTTATTAGAAAGAATTAAAGAAAAATACAAAGATGTTATAAAAGAAGAAATGCAAAAAAAAGAAAAAGAATTAAATGATAAAAAACAAAACATATTAAATCAAGATATAATAAAACAAAATGCAAATAAAGATGGAGTAACACCTGGAATAAAATATGGAATAGATGATTCTGATGAAAATAAAAGTAATTTTTCAATTAATTATAAAGAATATCCTTTTATTAAACATAGTTATACAAAAATTATTAATAATCAAAATAATGAAAATGTATATATACATTTTAATAATGACATTATTCCTATTGATGAACAAAATTATGATCAGATTTATGAAAATGAATGTTCTATAAAATTAAATTATTCATCTGTAAGCCAATATAATTATATTTATTTTAAAATAGATAAATTATCATTAACTCCTTCAGTAAAATTAGAATATACAGTAATTCCTCCTAATAATGATTATGATAATACTGGAGGAACAGGTACAGGAGGAACGAATCCTAACACTGGTGGAGGAGGAACGAATCCTAACACTGGTGGAGGAGGAACGAATCCTAACACTGGTGGAGGAGGAACGAATCTATTACCATCTAAGATAGAATTTTCAAAATATATTAAGATTCATCCTAAAGATCTTTCAGGGCAGCAAAAAGATTTTTATGAATTTAAAATTACTGGTAAAGATTTTTATCAAATAACATGTTTTATTTCTACAGAAAATTATAATGATGAACAATCTATAGAAAATGGAAAAAATAATAAAATAACAACATACAAAATTTATACATATAGATTTTTTATATTAGAACAATTTGAAATAAATCCTCCGGTAATCAATCTTCCAACTAATAACGAAATAGTTACAAATCTATTTAAATTAAATTTAGATTTTAGTTCTACAGATCAATATATAGATTATGAAAGAATTTTTTATAGATTATATTCTATAGATGAAGAAACAGGAAATGAAAAGTTAATTTCTTTTAATTTTGATAATACTTTTTTTGATAGTAATAGTCAATGGACTTTATTTACTCAATCAATTAATCTAACTCCTGGAAAATATCACATTTCTGCTATAACTTATAATTTACTTTCTTCTTATCAAATTAGTAATCAAATAGATAAATATATAAACATAATTGAAAAAGAATCTAAAATATCTCCACCTGAATTAATATTTAAAGAAAAAACAAGTAATAAATTAATTTACCCAACATTAATAGGCGATAAATATTATTTTAATACTGAAGTTAAAGCAGAATTTGAATTTATTAATAATGGAATTAATAAAAAAATTAAATATTCTTTATTTGAACTTAATGATAAAAATGAAATTGTTAAAAAACATGATTTTATAGATTATGATAAAACAAAACCATTAATTTTTAATGAAGATAAAAAAATTTATATAATAAAATATGGAATTTTTTCTAATAATGATAAACTTCTTTCAGATATTATAACAAGTAAAAAAATTGTAATCGTAACAAAATGTGAAAATCCTAGAATATTAATTAAAAGAAAATATGTTTTGAAAAAAGTAGAAATTGATTCCAATCATGAGAGTGGACATAAAGCGCTTCCTGTAAATTTTATAACGACTGAAAAAATATATTTATTTGAAGATATTAAAACTGGAACTCTTTTTGATGGTTCTCAAATGGTTTTATGTTATAGAGTAGTTAAAGATGAAAATTTAAATAATATTCCATTAAATACAGAAAATGAAAAACATAAAATCAATAGAACACTTAATGAAAATTTTTCTAATTTATCATTAAATGCTGATAAAGATGGATGGGTTAAGGTTTCAGGTCCTATTATAGTAAATAGAGAAATACACATGGATAAAGATGAGAATCAATTAGAAACTAAATTATATGGAATTTATCAATTTAAATATGTAGCATTAGATCTTGAGAAAAAAATAAATGATAGTGACATATTTGAAATATTAATTGATAAAAAAGAATTTGATGGATATAATTATTTAAGAATTGATAAAGATAAAAGAACTGATAATGATGATATTTATTATTGTATTATAACAAATATTTATAATTTTCCTAGTTCAGATTCTCCAAATAAAAAAACAATAAATCCAACTTTTGAAAATATTAGAAATAATAATCAAATACTTGGTTTTCCTAATCCTTTTATAAATACTATTAAATACAATAAAGATCCTGACGATATGAATTCTGCTACAAATTGTTATATTCCTATTGGAAGTCATTTTCCTAATACTTTACGTGGTTTTTATGATACAATAGATGTTAAATTTCCTTTTATTGTTTCTCAAAAAATTGAAAAAACAGGAAATATGTTTCTTATAGATGAAAATAAATTTATAGTAGGACAAAGTAAAAATGAACCTAATGAACCTCTTCAAGTAATTAATGGAAAAAACTATTATTTTTGTTTTGATTTAATAGAAAAAGGAGAACACGAAAAGAATTTTTATACAGTTCTAGAAATTAAAAATGATTATCAGATACGTAACGATGGTTTTAAAGATTCAGAAATTCCTTTTCCTTCATTAGATGATGAAAATCTTTATATATTACCAGATAATAAACCAATTGCTGATAGTTCATCAAGTTTGTTAAATAATGTATATACAGGTTCTCAATTAATAAAAATGTATAATTATTCATTAAATTATGGAGAATATGATATTTATTATATTTTAAATGATGAATATATTAAAAATTCTAATAAAAGTGATGAAAATTATAAAATACAAATTAAAAATAACCAAAATTTTTATTCGGAAAAATATATTATTGATGAACCTTTACGTATAGAAAAAACTACAAGTATATATGCATTTATAAAAAAAAATATTGAAGAACTTCCTATAAGCGATATATACAAAAAAGATTTAAGAATAAAACTTCCAGATGTTTTAATTAGTCCTAAAAATGTAAATCCAAATAGTGAATCTGTTGATATAATGGCTTTAGTTCCAGATAAAATAGATAAAAAATATTATTCGATTATATATACAAAATCTGAATCTAATGATCTTCCGATAGATCCTATTGTTTCATTAGAAAACTTTGATTATTTTGATGAATCTTTAACTATAACTAAAGCTACTAATTTTAAATTTAAATTAATTCCTAATGAAGAATATAAAGAAGATTTTATTGAAGGAAATATTATTATTAGAAGTTATAATATTAAAGGAAAAACAATAGAAAATCCTTTAACATTGGATAAACTAACAGACAAAAATAATAATGAACTTAAAATTTCAATTGCTTTAGCTGAAATAGAAAATGAATTTTTAAAATTAGACATTATGAAAAATCTTTTTTATAGTAAATATATACAGGATTTAAAAAATGAATTAGAAAATCTTAATTATGATTATAAGAAAAATTATATTGAATTTTTAGTTGATTTATATAAACAAAAATTATATAATTTAATAAAAAATGATAATCAAGTTAATATTAGAGAAAGAATATATTCATTTACTGTAACACCTCAAGAAAAAGAAACAATAGATAATGATATATTAATAAAATTATTAGAAATAATAGCTTTAATTAAAACTAAAGAATATACAGAAGAATGTTTTCTTTTTGAAGATAAAAAAGAATATATTTTTAATGATTTTAAATTAACAGAAATACAAAAAGATTATTTTAATTTAGATGAAATTAATATATATAAGAAAAATTTAGTTAATATTCTTATTAATAACTTTTTAGAAAATAATTCTGAAAAGTTAAATAAAGCTTTAGAATATGTTTCTTTAGATTTTAAAAATCAAGAAATTTCTCTTACTGAAGAAAAAATAAATATTTATAATTATTATAAATTAATTGTACGAAGACTTCAAATTTCAGTAATTGATTATGATTCTATTTCTTATGAACATGAAGAATTTGTAAAACTTTGTTTAATAAATAAAATATTAGAATTAAATCCAGATTATAATGAAGGAAAATCATTATATTTTGTTTCAATTCCTTTATTTGAGAATAATATTGAAAAAATTTTTAAATCTTTAAAATTTTATGATTTTATTCCATTTGGAAGAATTACTATTTCTGATAAATATTGGAAAGCAACTGAAGATGAAGTAAAAAGTCAAGATTTTAACTACGCATTAACTAAATATATTTCAATAAATAATAAAATATATAATATTGAAAGGTGTTATGAATTTGCATTTTTATTCGATACTTTAATAAGATTAAAATTAAAATATCCTAACAGAACAGTACAATTTCCAATATTTGATTCAATAATAAATTTTGTTTCTATAGAAAATGAAAATAATCCAACTCCTGTAGAATTTATCGATATTTTATTAGGAATAAATGTATTATTAAATCATTATTTTAAAGGAAATAATGATAGACATGATTTAAATTTAAAAAATAATTTAATATTTACTTTAAATCCTGGACAAAATGATTATTATATGCATGAAGAATTTATAGATGATTTAAGACCTACTGCATATTTTCCAAAAAAATTAGATAATAATGAAACAACAGTAGTTAAATATGACAAAATTCCTGAATTAAGTGAAAATTTATTTGAAATTGATGAAATAAAAATATTTTTTGATTGGTTAGAAAATTTATTTGAACAAAAAAGAAATATTGAAAAAGAAAGTCTTAAAATTGAATCTATTTTTGAATATAGAGTATTTTTAGAAGAATATAAGAATAGATATAGAAGAGTAATAGAGAATGAACCTTTTGGAGAAAATATTAATATTTATGATTATTTAAGTTCAAAACAAAATTATCAAGAATATGTTAATTTCTTATTTTCTACATTTGATTCTGAAGAAAATATAGATTATGCAAATAATGTAGAAAAATTAAAAGAATTTAAATTAAAACGTTATATTTATTTAACAGATTTATTAAGAGATTATATAAATAATAATAAGTATGATGATATAATACAAGGTTCATTTTTAGTAGATAAAATTAAAGATATTTTATTACAAATATTTGATATTTTTAAATTTTATTCTACAAAAATAATAAGTGGAACTTCTATCTTAGTTTCTAATAATCCTATAGAAGGCAATATAAAAATGATAGACAATTTTACTAATAAAGGAAAGAATGTATTTAGAGATTATTTTAATAATAATCGTTCTGAATATGAAAGAATGCTTATAAAAATGCAAGAAAAAAATCTTAGCCTTCCTATAGATTATCAAGAAATAGAAAATCAAATTGATAGAAATTCCAATTTAAATTTTAGAGACGAATTTGTTATTATAAGAAAAGAAAAAGGAATAATTATTGATTAAAAATAAAGAGACAGGATTATATCCTGTTTCTTTTTATTAAAAAATGTGGAGGATTTTAAATAATGGAAAGTAATTTAAATTTAAAAAATAAGATTAGAGTTTATGATAAAAAAACTAAAAAATTCTTGTGGGAAAAAGAAAATCTTGTAGTTACTTCAGGACGTATTTTTGCTTTAGAAAGTATTTCTAGTTTTCTTACAGAAGATAATATTAATGCAGGTTCAGGAAGAAAATTATTATATTTTTCTATAGGTAACGGAGGAATTTTAAGCGGACAACATAATGTTCCTATACCACCTGTTTCTTCAAATGATATGGAAACAATGAAAGTTACTAGAGTTGCTTTTACTAATAATAATGAAAACGGAAGATATTGTAAATATGATTCTGTAGATAAAAATTTTTATGGAAAATTTTTTGATACTTTAACAAATGGAGATCGTTGGGCAGATTTAAATAAATCTACTAATAATATTTCTATAATATATTCAGCATCTATAGATGAAACAGATGCTAGAGGAGAAGCTATAAGTGAAATAGGATTTTATTATGGAAGGATAAATGAAGCTGGACAGGTAGTAGATGACGAACTTTTTTCAAGGATAACATTTGCTTCTGAATTTCTTTTAGGAACAAAATCTTTACAAATTTTATATTATATTTACGCTTAAAAGGAGGTGGAAAAACAGATGAAACCACCTAAACAATGTACTGAAGAAGAAGTTAAATATCTTCTTTCTTTAGAAGATATTGATTTAACAAGAGAGCTTTTAAAAGAACTTTTTGCTAATAAATATAAAAAACCTGCTAAATTTGAACCTAATCAAACGTTTAGATTAAATTTATTAAAATTTAAAAAAATGCTTGATTTTAATGCAAAAGAAGATGAATATATTCTTACTACAGTAGGAAGATACATTTTCAATCTTTATATGAATGATAGGGATAATCCAACGTTTTTTAGAATAAACGGATATGTTAATGAAACTCTTAATGAAAAGAAGATTTCTGAAATAGATGCTAATATGTCAAAAGCATTAATAGAAAATAAAATAACCAGCGATGAGTATATCGAATATATAAATAGAAGAGATAATTTAGGTTATTTTGTAGTAAATTTTCTTGGAAGAAGTTTAACATTAAAAGGAACCATTCCAGTTCCAGAAGTAGAAAAAAGAAAAGAAGAACTTTTTGAAAAACATAAAGATGCTATTGAAAAAAGTGATATAGGAACCGTTTCTTTAATTGAAAAAGAATTAATTGATATAGCAAAAGAAAAATTAAAAGATGATCCTATTATGGATATATATGAAAGTGGAGCTAGAGGATCGTTTAGCAATAATTATAAATCTTCTTCTATAATGAGAGGAGCGATGTTTTCTGCTGATGGTGAGAAAAGAGTTAAAATATGTAAAAGTAATTTAGTAGATGGAATAGCTATAGAAGAAATGCCTTTCTTTAATGATCTTGCTATATATTCCTTTGTTTCCAAAGGAGTAGAAACACAAAAAGGAGGATATACATCTAAATTACTTTCTGCTACCTTTCAATCTTTAACCCTTGATGAAAAAGGAAGTGATTGTGGCACGAAAAAAACAGTTCCTATCCTAATAGAAAAAGACAATATTGAAAAATTTATGTATCAATATATAATAGAAAATGGAAAAAAAGTTTTGTTAGATTCCGAAACTATCAAAAAATACATTGGAAAAGTAGTTCAAATGCGTTTACCTTTATATTGCATAAGTGATAAATTATGTAATATATGTGCAGGAGATCTTTTTTATAGATTGGAAATTAAAAATGTTGGTTTATTATTTAATACAGTAGGAACTGCTATATTGAATCTTTCTATGAAGAAGTTTCATGACACAAGTGTAAAGGTAGGTGCCATTGATTTGAATAAATCGATAGTTGAAATATAAAATTACAATTAAATGTATATTATTTAAATGAAAGGCGTTTTATAGACTTAAATTTTTAAATTTTAAAAATTCATAAACATATAAATATAAAATTTTTTAGGCATGTATAACTTCAATAAATATTATTTACCCCTCTTAAATTCATCATTAGTCCCTCTTGTTAGTCCGAATACCTCCCCTAAGGTATTCGGGTTTTATTTTTTTTATTAACAACAAAAAACGGAGAAATTTTATGGAAAACAAAAAACAATTATTAGACCAAAAACAAGAAATTATTAAGAAAATCAAAAAATTGGAAGAAGAAATGAATAATTTAAAAACTGAAAGTGCTAAAAATAAACGAAAAAAAGAAATTAGTAATTTGAACAGAGAATTAATTAAATTGGAAAATATTATTAGGGAAGAAGAAACGCATCAATTAAAAGAATTAGGAGCGAGTGTAAGCACATCTAATAAAGAAGAAAAAGAATTTCCTTTTTCAATTACTTTAGCTGAAGGAATAAAAATTAATAAGAATTATTTTGCTTATAATTATGTAATAAAGAAAGCTAATAAAACAAATATGAATTATTTAGACGTAATATTAGATGCTGCTTCAAGGGAATTAAAAGACACTGTAAAAATTGAAAAATTTATAGATAACGCTAAAGTTATTCCGTTTGGAAACTTATATTTATGTAGTATAAAAATTTATAAAGAAGTACAAGGAACTAATAAAGCCTACAATATGAAACCTTTCTTTGCTTTCCTTCAATTACACATGTATTTAGATAATCATAAAAATGAAATGGATGTAATAGAAGCTATCCTATATTTAGCAGGAACTTATCTTAAAAGAAAAGCTATAGAATTTAAAAGAAAAAAGAAAGAAATTAAGTCAAATTAATAATTTAAATAAATATATATTATATTAAAGTAATAAAATAAGGAAAATTAAAATGAAAAAGTACGATATAGTAGAATTAACACATAATAATTCTAATGATTTTAAAATTTCCAATGAAGTTGTAATGACAATAAAAAAAGATAATAATAATATTAAAGATATTGAAAGATTTGATGATTTAATGACAATATTATCTATTTTCGATTTATTAAATATTAATAAATTAAAAATTGAAGATTTTTCAATAAATAAAAAATCGTTAGACGTTTTATTAGTTAGTAGCCATATTATTTTAGATGATAAAAAATATAATTATATAAAAATTAAAAATTTAGTCAATGAAGTATTAACAAAAAAGTCTGACGAAATTTATATTGAAGATTTTACTATATCTATTATGGAAAATTTAAAAGATTTCTTGATTAGTTTTGTTGTTAAAAATACTGCGGATGATGAAACTATTTTTAAGGTTGAAAAATTAATTTTTAATTAAAATAAAACAAGGGGGCGTAATGAGACTTAAATTCTTTAATTTCGATGAAATTTTTGATCAAACTCTAATCATCGATAATCCTTCACATATCGAAAAAGGAGAATTTACAGATGACGGAATATTTTCTCCAAGGATATTTGGCAATTTAAAAAGCTATATTTATGAATGTAGATGTGGAAATTTAAAAGGAAAATTTAAAGAAGGAGAAATTTGTCCAGATTGTAATACTCCAGTAATTGGTAAACAAAGTATAGAAAGAAAAGGATGGATTTATTTAGAAGATTACTATGTAATACAACCGATATTTATTAATTTTCTTTCTAAAGTAATGCCATTAAATAAGATTATTGATTATGAAATGAATATTGATGAAGAGGGAAATGAGATTTATAAGAAAACTAAAGTTTCATATATAGGAATAGGTTTAATAGAATTTAAAAGAAAGTTTAAGGAGATTTATAATTACTTTAAAAAAGAGTTTTATGAAACAAAGAAAAAAGAATACTATGAAATTATAGAAGAAAATTTTGATAATATATTTACTAATAAAATAATAGTATTCAATTCAAGGTTACGTCCTGCAATAGTAGTAACTGGAAATAAGATGATATATGATGAAGTAAGTAAGTTTTATACTATGATACTTGGAAATTTAAGGATAATAAAAGAAAATAAAGAAGAAAGATTTATCAATCCTTTATTATTACAAATACAAAAACAATATGAAAAATTAATTGATTATATAATTGATAGTATAAGTCAAAAAACAGGAATAATTAGAAACAATCTATTAGGTTATAGAATTAATTTTAGTTCACGTTCCGTTATAATTCCATTACCCCCATTTTATAAAACAAATCAAATACGTCTTCCATACTTAGGAGGTATAGAATTATTTAAGTTCCATATAATAAATTTATTGGTAAAAACTAAGAATATTTCCTATATAGAAGCTTTAAAATTATGGTATGAAGCTATTTATAGTTTTAATCAAGAAATCTACGATATTTTATGTTTAATTATAAAAGAAAGCAAGCCAGCTATTTTATTAAATCGAAATCCAACTATTAATTTTGGAAGTATTTTATATTTGGAAATAGCTGAAATAAAAAGTGATATAAATGATTTTACAGCAGAAATTCATAATGATATATTAAAACCACTTGGTGGTGATTATGATGGTGATTGTTTAAATATAGTATTATTAATAGATGAAGAATTAAAAAATTTCTTTAAACCATTAAGTCCACAAAACTTAATCATTAGTACTAATGATGGTTATTTTGAAAAACAATTTTCAGTGGACAGGGATTATGTATTAGGATTTTATCGTTTAATAGAATAAAGGAGTATTTGTTATGTATGGCGTAGAAATACCATCGTCTGGAAATGAAAGTATTATTCCAGAAAATTATGCAGTCATATGGAAATATGCTGCAAATAATATTATTGATTGCTTAATAATAAAGAAAAGTAAAGTAGAAGGGGATAGCGCTATAGATTTTTTAGAATATGTAGAAGGAAAGATTTTTTATGATAAAACTAAACAATATGATATCTATAAATTTGTTAAGTCTAATGATAAGATGAAGTATGATTATGTTCTTATTAAAGAAAATTACAAAACGTTAAAAGAAGCTAAAAAAGAGCTTCTATTATATTTATTAAAAAATAATTAAAAGGAAAGAGGCAGATAGCCTCTTCCCTTGTTAATAAATAAATTAATAAACAAATAAGGAGTACAAAATGAAAACCCTAGAAAGAAAATTTATTGGAAATAATTTAAATGAAAAAGCTCAAAGTTTAATAATTAATGAAATTTTATTTTCACATGATAGAAAATATTTTTTTAATAAAGATATACAAAAAATATTAAAGAATAATACTATAAGATTTTCTGCATTATTATCTGAACTTTTTTTATATAAAAAGGAAAATGTTTCAGAATATGACTTATTAAAAAAAATTATTTTATTGTTAAATGAAAAATTTATTTTTAATGATGAATTAAAATGGGAAATTGTTGATTTTATTTTTTATAATTTTAAAGAAAAAAATAATCATTTTGTTAATACTATAATTTCATTATGTAAATATCAAAAATTAAATTATGAAATAATTAAAAAGATTGTTTCATTAACTAAAGATTATGAATTTTTTAATAAAATAATTAATACAATAACTACTTATCAAGAACCAATCGAAGTTCTTCCTATAGATTTCTATGTTCAGTATCAAGAATATGCTAACTTTATTCATTTATTAATAAGTGAAAAATTTGATTATGAAGAAAAGAAAAAATATCTGTCACATTCATTTATAAACAAAAAAATCTTTCAACAATTAGAAAAATTAGAAGAATTTACGATTAATTTTAAAACATTTTATAATTTAGTTTTTTTATTAAAAGAAATTAACTATAATAAAATAATTATAAAATATTTAATTAAAATTACTGAATTTACCGAAGAAGAAATAATAAAATTTTTTGATGATTATCAAAAATTAAAGTTAGATCATGTTTTTGATATAATATTTACTGAAGAAGAATTTAGAAAAACATTGTTTAAAAATAAAGTTTTTACTTTTGAATTAATTAACAAAATATTAGACAAAAATTATTTCTTTATTAATTCAAATTGTTATCTTGAATTTAAAAAGATAGATTTAAATATGTATAAAAAATTAAATTTAGAACAAAAAAATGATATTGAAAAACTTATTGAATTAATGGAAAAAAATCCTGAACAAGAATTTAAAACTTTGATTACTGAATTCAGTTTGTATGATATAAAAGTTAGTGAAGATTTAGCTCTTTATTTGATGAAAAAATATTATAATACATTTTTAGAAAATGATGCTATTAATTTTCTTTCTAATTATAAAAATGTAGTAGAATGGTATCTTGAAAATAAGATGCTGAAAATTGAGAAGGAAGAAAATATTACCATAGAAAAACGAAAAGAAATTATTAACAAAAATATTTTAGCTAATTTATTTATAAAAAATGTAGTTTCTTTAAAATATATAAGAAAATTAATTAAATTATTGGATTACAATGAATTAATAATCCTTCTTAACTATGTTTCTTATCTTCCTGTTGACATAATACGTGACTTGATTTATTCAGAAACCTGTTTAAACATAATTTTTTCTAAATATATTTTTATTAATGAAAAAGGAAAATTAGATGTAAATTTAATAAATAAAGGAATTACAAAAATAGAACCAATTACTAGAACGTTTTTCTTAAAAAATCATAAAAATTTACTTACAGAAGATTTTATAAAAGAAAATTATTATTTGTTTGATTTACAAAAACTTTTAGAAACACAAACTATGTCTAAAAAATTAAAAGAAGAATTAGTTGATAAAATTAAATTCAATAATGAAAGTTTAATAAAAGTTCATTCAATAGAAGATGAAACAGAAAGAATAATTTTATTCATTTCTTCATTAAAAGATGATCCAGAAGGATTTTTATATGTTAAACTTTCATCTTTGTTTTCTGAAAATAAAAAAGTTATTATTTATAATGGAAATAAAGAATATTTCGAACAAATAAAAGACAATATATATCAAAATAATAAAAAAATAAATGATATAGTCTATGAAAAAATAATGGAAGTATTTAAATAAAAAATAAACCGATACTGACTATTCAGTATCGGTTTTACTATTCTTTTTTTTGAGTTCTATAAGATAATTAACAAATATCATAAATTTGTTATCTGGAACTGTAACAAAATTGTATTTATTTTTTTTGACTATGTCTGCTTTGAGTTCTTCTAAATGTTTATCTCTTTCTCTATAGTGCTTGTTTTCAAAGGATTTGATTTCTACAAAAAGATTTAAAGATGGAATATAAAAATCAGGGATATAAAACCTTTTTTTTCCTTCTTCATCTTTATAATAAAAAGTTTGAGGAGCTGGAGAAAGAACGTCTACTGGATCAAATTTCATAAAGATATCTAAGAATTCTAAGAAATTTTTTTCGTATGTTCCTGTGTAGGTATGGTTATATCCCGAAGGACTAGTATAAGTTCCTGAAATTTTTCTAGATTTAAGCATTTTCTTTTGTTGTTCAGGACTATCTAAAAGATGAACTTTTCCGTATCGATCTAACATTCTTTTTTTAAACATATCCCTGTATTTTTTTTGGCATTCTAAAGAACAAAGTCTGTTATATTTTTCCGTTACAGGATTCCAAGTAGTAGGCTTTTTACATATTATACAACTGCCATATAAAGTGGTTTTATTATTTCTTATGTTAAATAAATATTGAGCTGGACTTATTCCATTTAATTCTTTTGAATGAACTTTTTCCATATGTTCGTATAAAGTTGCTCTGCCATTTTTAATAACGTATTTTTTTTGACAAAATGGACATGTTTCAGTTGGTATACTTGCCATAATTATTTCCTTATATTATAATTAAATAATTGTTTTTTTAAATTATAATTTTAATATTTTTTATTAAAAAAAAATTCCTTTAATAATTAATTAATCAAAAATAATAAAGAGATGATTATGGCACTTGAAGATAAAATAAATTTCTTTAAGTATGATATAGTACCTGAATTTTCTCCGTTCGGAGAGCATTTTGAACTCACAGAAGATGAAGGAGTAGCTATTCATTTTTTCAATCTTTTAACAAATAAAAGAGGAGAAGGTTATCCTAATTTTCCTGAATTTGCAGGAGACGTTACAAGATATAATTTTGAACAAGCACAAGATATAGAAAAAATATCAGGAGAAATACGTGAAATTTGTAACAAGTTTTTTGTTAATTTTACAAATATAGAAGTAGACGCTAGTGTTAAAAAAACTAAAAGAGGACATGTTTTATATATTAAATTAGCAGTAGATTACGATGTTCTTAATAGAGGACTTCCATTTCCTTTAAAAGAACTTCAAGTAAATAAAAAACCTACTAATGTAACTTATGTAATTCATAAAACTAAAGAAGAAAAGATAGAAACAAAAATAATTTTATAATAACTAAACGAGGAGCTTTTAAATGAAGACAAATGTTAAAAAAAAGCAGGTTAATTTTGAAGAAGAAATAATCGAAGACAATGTAGTTATTGAAGAAAAAAATAATGAAGAAATTAACGAAGAAATTGAAAATACAAACGATGAGATGGAAGAAGCATTGAAAGAGTTTGATTCTATTTTAAATAAGATTAATTTAGAATCTATTGAATGTATAAATAGTGAAAAAGTAGAAAAGATTTCTACTAATATTAGTAAAGCTTTAACTGACTTAACTCCTTTTAAACAAGTTCCATGTTTACAATCTGGAATATTAGCAAGGATGAGAGGAGCTACTTTAGAAGAACTTGATCTCATAGCAGAGACGGATGCAGATGCTGTAACCATTCAAGAAACACTTTATAAAATATTACATAGATTAATGGTTGATAGTTCTGTAGGTAAACTAACCTTTGATGAATTTTTAGATCAAGTTTCTTTTGGTGATTTAGATACATTAGTATACGGAATATATTGTCAAACTATTAAAAAAGGTACAAAAGTAAATGTAAGATGTTATAATTTTTTAAAAGATTCTGAAAATCCTAAATCAAAAGGAAAAATATGTGGACATCAAAATAATTTTCATCAAGATAATGAAAGTCTTATTTGTATTAATGATGATGAAATTTATTCAGAAATTAGAAAACATTTATTTGAATATACAAAAGAAGCAAAAGAAATACAAAAAGAAGCTCCATTATATAAAATAAAAAGAATTCCAATTAAAAAAGGAAGAATTATTTTTGAAGTTGGATTAATGAGTTTAAGAGATCATTTAAGCTTTTTAAAAATATTAGCTTCTGATAAAAATATAAAGAAAAGAATAGCTTCTTGTGTAGCTTACACAAAAAGTATTTATGTGTTAAATGAAGAAAAATCATTAGAACGTAAATCTCCTATTTTTGATAAAATAACTAAAAAAGATGCTATTATAGATATAATAAAACAAATTCCTACTGAAGAAGGTCTTGATTTATATAAAGAAATTGAAGAATTAGCAGATAAATATATAATTAGATATGCTATTCCTAAATTCAATTGTCAAAAATGTGGTAATCCTATTGAAAACGTTCCTGTTGAGCTACAAGAATGGCTTTTCGAGTTAGCTCTAAGAGGGAAGGATTAGAGAGCTTAAGTCTCTTAGAGCAAGAAAAAGCTGAATTTATTTATTCTATATTAGAAGTATTCGGTGGTAAGCTCTCTTATCAAGAAATTATGAAAATGCCACGTTCTTTTATAGATGCATTATTAGATGCAATTGTTAAAAATAAAGAAGCACAGAAAAAAGCTTCTAATGGTAAAGAACGTGTGAATTTTTTTGCTGTTAAGAAAAATAATCAAAATGTGGAGGCTGAATAATGAATTGGTTAAAAAAGTTCTTTAAAAAAAACAATGAAAAAAGAACTCTTGATATGTCAAAAACTAATTATGTAAATAAAGAAGATACAGAAAAAGTAATTAAAGAAACGCTTAATTACGTTTCCAATGCTGTAGGAAGTTCTTTAGGACCTTATGGGTTTAATACAATAATTCAAAATATATACGGTGAGCATTCTGTTTCAAAGGATGGTTATACTATTCTTTCTAATTTAAAATTTGGGCAAGTAGAATATAGAGGAATATTCGATAATATAATAAGGATTAGTCGTAATTTAGTTAGGACTGTAGGGGATGGTTCAACTTCAGCTATTATTATAGCAGAACGTTTTTATTATTATTTAAATAAATTTCAAAAAACTCATAAAATAAATGCTAATATTTTAAAAGAACTTTTAAAATTATTAGAAAAAAAATTAATTAATTCTATTTCACAACTTGCTAAAAAAGTTGATGTAAATGATGTTACGGAAATAGTGAATATAGCTAAAAAAGTTTCACTTGTTTCGACTAATAATAATCAAAAAATGTCAGACTTGATCTCTGAAATTTATTCTAAAATAGGAACTTCTGGTAATATCAACGTAGAAACTTCTAAATCTGAATTCACTACTGTAGAATACGTAGATGGATTTAAAATGGATTATGGATTCTCAAATCCATTATTCGTTACAGACAGGGATAATAATCAAATAGTTTATGAAAATCCAGTTTTTTTAATGTCTGACGGAACGATAATACAAAAAGATTTAATTACACTTTCAATACTCATAGATGGAGTACAAAGTTATCGTTTACAACAAAAGAAAATTAATCTTGAAGCTCCCGATCCAGTTCCTTTTATTCTTTTAGCTCCTAAGATTGATCCTGTTGTATTTGACTTCTTTAAAATAAATAAAGAAAAAAATCCACATGCTATGATAGCATATATCGAAATTCCTACTTCTACAGAACTTTCAAAAAATAAATTTTATGATCTTGCTACATTTTTAGGAGCAAGAGTATTAAAAAGGATGGAAGGAGAAGAATTTGTAAATAATTATTGGGATGAAAAAAATTTAGGAACTTGTAAAAAATTTATAGCAACTCCTAAAAATTGTTTTTTTATTGAAGGAGGAGGAGACAAAGAAACGATTGAAAACTATATTAAAAAATTGGAAAAAGAAAAAGATGAAATAAAACAAATTGCTGACCATGTAGATCATACTCCTGAAATTTGGAAGCTAGAAAGTCGTATCCATGCTTTAAAAGGAAATATGGCAACCATATATGTTGGAGGACAATCTGAACTTGAAAAGAAAAATATAAAATATCTTGTAGAAGATGCTGTTCAGGCTTGTCATTCTACTTTTAATCATGGATATGTTTTTGGTGGTAATTTAGTTATTCCTTATTATATTTCAAAAAATTTTGAAGATTTAAAAAATTATCTGTATACTAAATCTACTCATCATAAATTAAAAGAAGAGCAAATAGCAAATCTTTTAAATATTATTAAAGATTCTTTTTTATTTGCATATATTAGAGTACTAGATAATTATTATAACCCAGAAGCTAATAAAGGAAATATTTGTGAAATTTCTAAAGAAATAGCTTATGATTGTATTAAAAAAGAATATATTTTTAATCTTATCAAATTTGAAAATGAAGCGTTTGATAAAACTGACGTAATAAATAGTGTTGAAACTGACGTTGAAATTTTAAAATCGGTATTTTCAATTATTACTCTTTTAGTTACAAGTAATCAAATGCTTTCTTAATATATTTATGGTATCAAGAATTTAATTCTTGATACCTTTTTATTATTAATAATAAAATTTGATTTGACGAATAATAAAATATTAATAATAAGGAATACTAACGTGGCTAAAGAAGTTAAAAAGACAAATATAGAAAAACAAGAAATTGAAAATCCTTATAAGGATATAACTTTTGCCGAGTTCTTTAATAATCCAGGTGGAAAAAGAGCAGCATATTTTGCAAGTCAAGAAGTAATAAAACAAAATTTAGAAAAGAGAACCTTAAAACTAATGAAAGAACACAAAAATATTTTTCCTATATTTATTTATGCCGATGATAATTTAGAAACCATTTATATTCATTTAAAAATTCCTTCTGAAAAAGTAACAGTAAGTAAAATAAAAATATTTTATGATGTAGTATTTGAATTTATTAAACCTGAAAAGAAAAAAACGAAATTTTTATTAAGTTTGAAAGATTATCATATAAGATTTTTTTGTAATGCTCCATCATTTAATTTTTCTTATACTTATTTAGCTAATCAATATAAATTAATTCCAGAATTTTTATTACAAAAATGTAGTAGTATGGCGCTTGAAACAGCTCCTTCTGTTCGAAATCCTTCAAATCGTTTAGGATTTGAAAAATATCTTTTTTTTGCACGTAATTATTTAATATATAAAGGATATTATAAATTAAGTAATATTAAAAAATTAAAACAACCTATTTTATTAAAAGAAATATTAAAAAATATTGATCATACTGATAAAAAATTAGAAGAATATCAATCAAGAGAAGCTGATCACAAAAAAAAAGTAAATCGTACTAAGATGTTAGAAAAAATTTCTAAAGTTAAAACAATTGTTTCTGGTAAAGGAAAGTTATTTTCTAAAAAGATATCAGCACAAATTAGTAATATAAAGAAATTAAAACCAAGGAAAAAATTAGTAGGTAAAAAAAAGAAATGAATATATATTATAATTTTGGAATTAAATAACAAGAGGGAATAAAACAATGGGTGAAACTCTAAAATTAAAAATGAAACTTTTAAACAGCAAAATTATTGAATTAGATATTGAAGATTTAGAAATTGATGAGCAATTAAAATATTTTGATTTAAGTGCTCAACGATTTACCAATGTTTTTAATTTAATTAAAAAAACGTATACTTATATTTTTGAAAGGTCTTATGAAGAAATAGCTGATATCATTGAACAATTTTATACTATTAAGATTAAATATACCTTTGATGAAAGTGTTTATGATACGATAACATTTGCTCAAGAAATTAAAAAGTTATTAGAACTTCCTTCTTTTAAAAGTATAGTAAATGAATATATAGAAAAATACTATATTCATAAAGAAAATAACGATAAAAAAATTAATTCTCAATTAATACTTTTAAAAGAACATTGTGAAGATCTTCAAAAAATTAGTTTTATAATGAAATTTTGTATTCCTTTGATAAGTGATTTTTATTCAATTCATAAGGATAAATTTAAAGATTTAAGAATACTTTATCTTGATATTTTTAAATTAATAATAGGATTAAATGATCAACATAAAGTTTCTAATAAATTATACAAATTAGTAGAATCAAGAGTAAAAAGTACTTCTTTCAGTGATAGAGTGATATGGAGTTATTTAGAAAATATAGGAAAAGATCCTGAAAGTGAAACTCTTAATATTTATGATACTACTATAGTTTTAATTTTGTATAAATTAGAAGTTGATAAGAATCCTATTAGTTATATACATGCTGCGTTACAAAATCAAATAAAATTTATTTTTAGAGGAAATATTAGTATTGAATATAATCCGATTAATCCAAGATTAGATGAAGAAAACGATGGTATTACTTCGATGGATAAATTAAAGATTGAAATAAGTAGAGAAGATGAAGGTTTGAAATGTATTCAAGAAGTTAATAAAATAAATGAAATAAAGAATTTTTTGAAAACGTTTGATATAAATATATCTAAAGAAGAATTAGAATATTATGATGAAATCGAATTAAATAAAATGCAAGTAAATTTAGTTCTTTTATATTACTCTAAATATTTCGGAACTTATGATAATTATGAATTAAATAGAAAAGAATTTAAAGTATTATTAATTGCTTTAAAAAAGGTTTTAGAAAAAAATAAACTAAATATTCTTGCTAAATATTTGATGGCATTTGGTGATTTCAAAAATAAAAAACTTATAATGAAAAAAGATTTTATTGAAAAATTAATAAGTACTAAGATATATAACAAAATCTTTAATCGTTATAAATTTGTTTCTAATAAATTTCTTGTTAATAAAGATCCAATTCTTTTCTTTATTTCTACGATCTATTATAATAAATGGTTATCGTATGATGATTATAAAAATGGAATTATCGAATATAAAGAACCAATTGAAAGAATAGAAGAAATAGCTTATGAAGTTTTATCATTTATAGAACAGGTATAATATGAAAGAGTATAATCAAAATTTATATAATGTTTTAAAAAAATATTTTAAAATTATTTATTTTAATAATAATATTTCTAAAGAAGAAATTATAATAAGATGTCCATATTGTGGGGATTCTATAAAGAATCCTCACCATGGACATTTTTATATTAATAATTTTCCACCATATGCATTTTTTTGTCAAAGATGCAACGCTTCAGGAATTTTAACTGAAAAATTTTTTTCAGATCTTAATATATACGACCAAGATATTTATCAAATTCTAAGTGAATCTAAAAAAATTGTTTTAGAACAAAATAATTTTGATTATTTAAAAAAAGAAGAAATTAAAGTTTTAGATGATATTAAAATTCCTCCACCAAAATACACTAATATAGAAAAAAGAAATCTTGAATATTTAAACGCTAGATTAGAAACTAATTTTACTTTTGATGATATCGAAACATTAAAATTAATTTTAAATTTTAAAGAATTTATTTTTTATAATAATTTAAAACATTTTTTAGATTATAATGTAAAAAAAGTTGAAACTTTTGATTTGAATTATATTGGATTTCTTAATTTTTTTAAAAATATGATTATATTTAGAAATATTTCAAATTCTAATGATGCGACACGTTATACAAATTGGGCAATAAAAGAAACTGAAAATTTAAAAACATTTCCTCTTTATGCTATTAAAAATGAAATAGATCTTTTAAATGTCAATTTTACATTAAATTTAGTAGAAGGAGTTTTTGATGCAATAGGACTATGGAACTATTTAGATAGACCGATGATAACTAATAATGTTTTTATAGCTGCCTGTGGAAACAATTTTAGAAATATTATTGAAACCTTTTTAAGATTTGGTTTTTTAAATATGGAAGTTAACTTGTATTCAGATTCTGACTTTTTATTAAATGATATAAAAAGAAATAATATTTCAATTAAAAAAATAATTAGTCTTCCTATTAAAAAATTAAATATTTATTATAATACGTCTCTTGAAAAAAATAAGAAAACAGATTTTGGAGTTCCTAAACGTTTTATTAATATTAAAGAAATGAAAATTTAAAAAGGGATTTAAATTATGAAAAATTATTTATTATTCACAGATGGTGCTTCATCTAAAAATCCATACGTTGCTAAAACTTTTTATGGAGGTTACGGCTATATATTATTCGATAATGATAAAAATGAAGTAATATTAGAAGAAAAAAAAGGTGAAATAGAAACTACAACCACTAATAATAGTATGGAACTCACTGCTATCTTAGAAGGTTTAGAAAAATTTTCTAAAATTAATAATGAATATCCAGTTTTATTAGAAATAGTAAGTGACAGTAATTATGCTATAAACGGACTTAAAGAATATTTAAAAAATTGGAAAGAAAATAATTGGCTTTCCTATATAGGAAAACCGATAAAAAATTTAGATTTATGGAAAAAAATCGATAGTCTTATATATCAATTAAAAAATAAAGGAGTTCAAATAAAATATACACATGTATATTCACATATTAAATTAAAGAAACAAACAAACGTAGATATCCGTTTAATTTATAATGATATGGTAGATAAGCTTGCTGTTCAAGCAAAAAAAGAAGCATTTAATAAAATAAAAGAAAAATATGAATAATGGATGCAAAAAAACATAATTATTTATCAAAAAATATTAAATTCGTTGTTAATAAATTTATATATGAATATGATTTACAGGATGCTGGATTTTCGATAATTAAAAAAATGAAGTTATTACCGGAAAAAGAAATAAATTATATTTCTTCTATAACTGACAAAAAAAAGAAAAATATTTACATTGGAAATTTAATTAATTATAAATATCCTGACTTATTAAAAAAGGTTAATGAAGAATTAATAAATATTCGTCATGCTTTTTATTATTATAATAATATAAAAGAAGAAGATATTATAACTATTAAAAAAGATGCTATATTTACCTTAAAACAATGTAAATATTTAATCTATGGTAAAGATAATGAATATAGATTTCGACTTAAAAATCGGTATACTTCATTTTATAATTTTAATCATATGGAATTTTATTATGCTAATAAACAAATAACAACGAAAGGAGTTTCAAATGAAGTTTCTAAAGATTCGGAATTATTTATATTCTTAAAAAAAATTTTTTTAATGAATGAAACAAGAAATAAATTTTTATATAATGAACTAATAAAATTAAGGGAAAAATATCTTAGATATGAAATGGACGTGGAATCTTATAGAGAGTTTAAATCTGGTAAGATAAAATTGAAGACAGAATTGGCTGGTCATCATTTATTATTAGATAATTATATATCAGACGACAAAAAAAATATAGATATCAGTTATAATTATTTAGCAATAATTTTGCCTCTTATAAATTATCTCCTCTAATAGTTTTTAAATAAACTATTAGAGGAATTTTTATCAGAAATCAATAAATTCAAATTCTCAGCATTTTATAATAACTAATTATATCACCTGCATAATTCATTGAAAAAGAATTTTTAAAACGACGTTCTCCAGCATTATACATAGCTAAAAGAACTTTTAAATCGTTTTCCTTTGTTATATCCAAATCATATTTTTTAATAAAATAATATAAAAGGCATATAACATATTTGATTTGAATTTCAGGAGAATTTAAAAATTCTTTTTCTGTAACTTTAGGTAAAGAAAATTCTTTTATCTTTTGTATACTTTTAACGATAGAATATTTGATTTGAAAATAACCATAGTCACCATGTTTAGAAACAATATTTCTTACGTTAGTTTCTTTTATGGCAATTGACAGAAGTAAAAATTTTGTATCAAAATTTTTACTACTATCAATTATAATATTTTTATTTGTTAAAACAGTAATTAAAACTTCAGCATCTTTATTAAAATTTTTATTAACTGTTATAACAAACTTTTTCATTTTTTCCATTTCAATTCTTTTCTTTACCTCTTTTTTTTCTTTTTTTTCTTTATTTTTTGGTTGAGTAGGAGAAAGTCTTTTTAAATAATTATGCGGTGATATAAATACATTTAATAATAGTATAAATACTATTATTGCTGATAAAAATTTCTTCATTTTCTTCCTTCTTTTGTTAATAAATACATAATACATAAAAATAATATATTTTCATGTATTTTTTTAAAAATTCTTGGAAATCAAAGAATTATGAAAATTATAATTTATTGTTAAAAACGAAAAAAACAAAAAAATAATTAAAATAAGAAGAATAATGTATGAAACTACCAGTATTCAAGAAAAATAAAGAAAATAAAAGTTATTTTAAAGTAGAAAAAGAAGAAATTTTTATTTCCAGTATTCTTTATAGCAAATGTGATTTTGATGATGAAAAAACACTTCCTAAATTAATAAAAAAGATAGAAAATATAATAAGACAAAGTTTAGAATATAAGAATTTTATTAAATATCTTAAACAAGAATTAAATAAAAATCATTGTTCTTTTTTCAAAAATATCGACCATAATAAAGAAAAATTAGATGGCGTAACGATTGAATTTCATCATTATCCTTTTACACTTTATGAAATAGTCTATCTAGTTCTTTCCAAAATGGCTGAAAATGAAGATATTATTTATGTAAATAAATTTGAAGTTGCTGATAAAGTTACTCAGTTACATTATCAATTAAAAATAGGACTTGTTCCTTTGACTAAAACTTTACATGAACTTGCTCATTCAGGAAAATTATTTATCAATATTAAACAAGTAGAAGGAAATGTTCAAGCTTTTATCGATGAATATAAAGATTATTTTACTCCAGAAATGAAATCATCTTTGGAAACTCTTATTAAACTTTCAGAAGAAAATGATGAGGAGAAAACTAAAGAATTAAATGAATTTTTAAAAGCTGAAGTAAGACGTTTTAATCTTCAAGAACATGAAAAACCTAAATTATTAGAAATTAACAAAGAACAAAATGAAAAAATTTCAAAAATGATTAAATAAGGAAACAAAATGGAAACACTAACTAACTTTATTATTAAATTAGCAGATTATATTAACTTCTTTTACGTTATCGTTATAACTATTATAGGAAGTCTTTTTATATTTCTAGTAGATGTGATTAAAAAATTTTCTATATTAGAAAAAGAATATGAAAATGCTAAAAAAGAATTTAAAGAAAAAGAACTTAATTTAATTAAACAAATTGAAACTTTAAAAGAAGAAATTAGAATTGAAAGAAATTTTGGAATAATGTTTTCAGATCCTTCTAAATTAATTGTATTTATTGAAAATGAATTAATAGGAAGAAAAATTAATGATATTATAAATAAAGAAGTAAAACCTTATTTAATAATGGAAAGTAATAGTAATATAATTTCTGATGAGAAATTAATGGAATGGACAAAAATTGTAGCCATGGATATTTTAGGGAATCTTTCAGAAAATTATAAATCAGCATTAAAAAAAATATTTAAAAATGAAGAGGCTATACAAAAATTCATTGTAGAATCTGCTCATAGAACTTTATTGAATATCTCAATAGAAATAAATAAAAAATTTTTATTAAATAAGAAAAAAGATAGTATCTTAGCTAATATCTTAAATATAAAAACAGAAGAAGAAACAAATAAGAAAAAGGAAGTTTTGAAAAAGCAAGAAAAAAATCCTAATACCTAGTAGGTATTAGGATTCTTTATTTTATGAAGTAATTCTTTTTTTTGTTTAATGTCAAGGTCATTAATATCTTTACAATTATTATTTTCAAGAAATTTTTTTACTATTATTTTAGTAGTGATATCATAGTGTTCATTAAAAACTTTTTGTAGTTCTTCATTTAATTTTAATTCTTTTTTCTTAGACATTTTTTCAGAAAAATCAAATATTTTATCTTCGTATTTTTTATAAAATTTTATTATATCTGTATTTTCTTTTATTGTAATTTTTTTCTTTTTTAAATTATTTTTTGCTTTTTTTCTTTCTTTAAGAATATTCATTTTTTTCTTTTTTAAATTACTTTTTTCAGAAGGATCAACAAGATCTGTTTCTTCTTCTTGACTTTCTAAATCTGAAAATATATAATCAAGAGTATCATCATCTTTATTATCTTCTTTTTCTCTTTTATAGTATTGAGGTTTTTCTTTTTCTTCTTCTTTAGCTTCTTCTAAAATAGCTTTTATTTCTTCTTCTTTTATTGAAGAACTATTTATTGTATATTCTATTAATCTTTTTAATAATTTTTCTTTATTAATTTTTGTTTCCATATTAACCAACCCATATTCTTTTTCTTAATACTGATTTTGTAAAATATTTAGTATGACGTTCTATCCATTCTTGACGTTTATCATCAGCATTTGAATAATTGTCAAGATCCATTTCTATATTTCCAAAAGCTGTAGCTAAATTAGGATATATAGAACGAATTGTCCATATAGTTTTTTTAATATCTATTAAAGCAAGTTCTATAAAATTTTGTTGATGCTGTGGTCTTATAGTAAAAAAATTAGGATGATGTGTAAGAGCAACATCTACTGTGAAATTTTTAAAATATGCATATGCTGGAAATATTTCAATTATGTTAGGTGGATGAAATCTAAATGTTTCATTTAATAAAATTCCTGAAAGAGTATTAACTCTCATTTGTTCTTCAAAAATATTTACAAAATAATTTTGTCCTAAAAAAGGAGTATTATATGTACTATTTAAATTATCACAATAAATGTTTATTATTTGTCTTATTTGATTTGGATTAATCATTTCTCTTGGAATTCTGTATTTATTTTGACTTCCAGGAACTCTTGTTATATCAGCTGAAAGATTAATTCTTACAATGTGAGGATAAAAACTAGAAAACGTTCCTAATGTTTTGTCTCTTATTATATTAAGCATGTATTCAGTAGTAATTTCCAAAACATTATGTGAAAAAGCTAATTCGTTTCCTAAAAGTTTTATTAATCTTGTTGGAGTTAAAATAGCCATACTATACTCCAAATTTTTTAATTAAATATCGTCTTACTTCATTTAATGGTTTTAAATTTTCATCTAAATTTAAAATTATTTTACTTTTATATCTGTCTTCATCTTCTGTAGTTTCTAATAAAATATTATTAAAAGATTTAAAAACATAAAAATTAGAAGTTTTTGTGTCTATTTCTAAATTTTCTACAGTTGATTTTACTATGTCAGATTTTTCATTTAAAAAATCTATAAGTGCGTCTTCTGTAAAAGGAATTAAATCACTTTGTTTTTTCTTATTAGTTAAAGAAGCACTTTCAGAAATGATTTCTTTCATATAAGCTGTTTTATGAGAAGGAAAACGTACATTATCATATGTTAAAATTTTTAAAGGATCACCTACGTCTATATCTCCATTAGGATGACGTACAACTGGACCCATTCCTCTCATCGAAAAAGCTGGTTTGGCTCCTAATCTTGTTTCATCTCTAAATGCTATTCCTGCTGGAAACATTGTAGAACGTATAACTCCTTCAATGTTTTCTCCTGGATTATGTTTATAAGAAAGAATTACATGTGACGCATTGTTGATATCAATGGTCATCTGACGTTTAATGTCAGTGTCTAATGGATGCCCATTTTCTCCATACCAAGTTCCGGTATCAATCATTTCTTGTATGTGCTCTTCTTTTAATGCTTTTACTATACTACTTTCTTTGTAGTATCTTCTATTTCTATTTCTTTTTACGAAATCCTGCAACACTGCTCTAATAATAATATGATCTGGAGTTGATTTTTCTACTTTAACTTTTTGAGGTTCGGTTGCAGCTTCATTAATTATTACTCCGACTATTTTCTTATTCATTTTTATCCTTTTAATTTATTTTTTAAATTATTAATATGTTAATTTTGAAAAACAATCAAATAATTTAAAAATAAGGAAAAAAATTATGAAAATAAGTTCAAAAGATTTATTCACTCATTTAAACAAAATTTTCTTGCAAAATAATAAAATTATTTTTAATGAAGAAAATAAAATGCAAGATTTCTTTGGTGACGATAATCAACAAAAACAACCACAAGGAAATCAACCACAGCAACCAAAAGGAAATCAACCACAGCAACCAAATTCAGATATGCAAGATTTCTTTGGTGATGATAATCAACAAAAACAACCACAAGGAAATCAACCACAGCAACCAAAAGGAAATCAACCGCAACAACCAAGTTCAGGTATGCAAGATTTCTTTGGTGACGATAATCAGTCACAGCAACCACAAGGAAATCAACCGCAACAACCACAAGGAAATCAACCGCAACAACCAAGTTCAGGTATGCAAGATTTCTTTGGTGACGATAATCAGTCACAGCAACCACAAGGAAATCAACCGCAACAACCAAGTTTAGGTATGCAAGATTTCTTTGGTGACGATAATCAGTCACAGCAACCACAAGGAAATCAACTGCAACAACCAAGTTCAGGTATGCAAGATTTCTTTGGTGACGATAATCAACAAAAATTAAAAGAATTTAAAAGTTTATTAGAAGCATCTAAAAAAAATAAAAAAGAAAATATAAATA